TTAGATAAATCATATGAAAAAGATAGACAAGGAAGATAACAGATGATAGTAAGGTTTGAACAAAAAGATCCGTTAGATATAAGAACATCAGTAGGTGTAGGTGTTAACCTACCATTCTCTGGTAACGCTGTCTTTAATACAACCTACACTACTAAAGAAGCTATCAAAGCTAACCTGATTAACTACTTCTTAACAAACAAAGGAGAAAGATACCTTAATCCCTTATTTGGCTCTGATATAAGGTTGCTACTTTTTGATAATGTATCTGAGGATACTATTATAGAACTGAAAGCACGTATAATATCAGAAATAGGGACATTTTTTCCTAGAGTTAAAAAAACATTATTTGAGATATCCGGTGACCCGGATAATAATACACTTAGAGTATACCTTAAATATAAAATTATAAACTCTAGTATTCAAGACGAAATCCTAATAAATATAGATCAATAATGGCTCAAGATAGAGAAATAAAATACGTTAATAGAGGATTTAATGACTTTAGATCACAGCTAATAGAGTATACTAAGAATTACTTCCCTAATACCTATAATGACTTCTCTCCTACATCACCAGGTATGATGTTTATAGAAATGGCATCTTACGTAGGAGATATATTATCCTTCTACCAAGACAGTCAACTTCAAGAGACTTTTTTAACTCACGCTAAAGACCCTAAAAATTTATACTCTTTAGCATACATGATGGGATACAAACCTAAGACTACGGGAGTATCATCAACCAAGCTACAGATAACTCAAATTATTCAAGCTAATTCTTCTAGTCCATACTTACCTAAATGGAATCAAGCTGCTATTATACCTCAAAATTCTATCATTACATCTACTGATTCATCTCAAACTAAATTTTTAATTGACAGTAGGGTAGATTTTCAATTTTCAAGCTCTTACGATCCTACCGAAGTAACTATACATAGTTTAGATAGTGGCAATCCGTCAGAGTATAAACTTGTTAAAAACGTAGATGTTTTTTCAAGTGAAATAGTAAGTACTAATTTTGCTATAGATTCTGTAGAACAGTTTAAAACTTTAACCATACAGGACTCTAATATTGTAGGTATACTAGATATAGTAGACGCAGAAGGTAACGAATGGACAGAGGTAGATTATCTTGGACAAGATACTATTTTTGTATCTGGTTCTTCTTCTAGTGATTTAGCTATACAAAAAGTACCTAAAAGGTTTGTAAGTAGATTTACTTCTAACGGAAACCTACAGATTCAATTTGGAGCAGGTACTAACGATAGCGACGACTCAATTATACTTCCCGACCCTACTACTATTAGAAGTAGTAATGTAAGAGATAAGTTTAATAAAGCATATGACCCTTCTAATTTTCTACATACTAAATCTTACGGAGTAGCTCCTGACTCTAACCTAACCGTCAGATACTTAAAAGGAGGAGGAGTTAGCTCAAATATACCTGCTGATACTCTTAATACTATATCTTTTAATGTACTAGCAAATGGAGATTCTTCTAGAATATCAAGTGCTTTTTTAACATTCACTAATCCAAAAGCAGCAGAAGGTGGAAGAGACGGAGATAGTGTAGAAGAGTTAAGAGAAAATTCTTTAAGAGCTTTTAACGAACAGAGTAGAACAGTAACATTAAATGATTATGCTGTTAGAGCTCTTTCACTACCGCCTCAATTTGGAAGCGTAGCTAAAGCTTTAGTAATACAGGAACAGATTTTAAGCAGTAATATTAATCCTAATACGGTAGAGAACTATAATCCTTTTGCTTTAGGGTTATATGTACTAGCTTATGATAAAGATAAGAAACTTATCACAGCATCTTCTCAGTTAAAAAATAACCTTAAAACTTATCTATCAGAGCATATCATGGTATCTGATTCTGTAAACATAAAAGATGCCTTTATCGTTAACATTGGTATTGAGTACGATATAATCTTAAGACCTAATTATTCTGGTAGAGATGTTATTAACCAATGTAACGTAGCATTAAAAGATTTCTTTAATATTGATAAGAGAAGTATAAATCAATCTATTAATATTGCAGGTATTTATACCCTGCTAGATAAAGTAAAAGGCGTACAAACAGTACAAAATTTAAAAATAACTAACAAACAGGACAGCACAGGTGCAACTTATTCAGCTTACGCTTATGATATAGAAGGAGCTACAAAAAATAATACAGTGTACCCATCATATGATCCTTGTATTTTTGAAATAAAGTACCCTAACCAAGACATTAAAGGACGAGTAACAATTATATAAAATGGCAATATATAGAATTTTTCCCGAAAACGATACTTTTATATTCACTGAAAATATTACAGGTAACGCTGGTTTAGATGAAATAAATGAAATCGGAGGCTACCCTGTAGCAGGAGTAGGGCAGGCTTCTAGAATTATAGTAAAAGTAAAAACTGAAGACATTAAGTCAACTATAAATGATAAAGTAGGAGCTAACCTTTTTACTGCTTCACTACATTTATCTTTAGCTTCAGCATACGAACTTCCTCAAGCTTACACTTTATATTCTTACCCAGTATATGATAGCTACACACCTGGTGTAGGTAAGTACGGAGATGTCCCCGTTGATAACTCAGGAGTAGCGTGGTCTTTTCCAACAGGATATATTGATGCAGATAGTACTAAATGGTCTACCCCAGTTTACGCTACTGTAGCAGGAGTTACAGGTTCATATGGTCCAGTAGGATCTTTAGGATACGGAGGCGGAGGAGCGTGGTATACCGGTTCTGCAGGTGTTAATTTAGAGTCTTCTAAACTTTATAATGTAGGAGACGATCATGATGTAGACATTAATATTACCAATGCTGTTACGCTTCATTATAGTGAATCTATAAACAATAACGGCTATATAGTAAAGCTTCAAGATAGTTTAGAATTTTCAACTTCTTCTTATACACGTCTTAAGTATTATAGTAACGATACTAATACTATATACCCTCCTTACGTTGAATTTAAATGGGATGATAGTTCATACTCTACAGGATCACTTTCACTTCTTGATACAGACGAAAGCTTTATTAATATAACTAATAACAAAGGAAAGTATGTAGATGAAGGAAAACAGAGGTTTAGACTAAAAGCACGTCCTAAGTACCCTACTAGAACTTTTACTACCGGTTCTTCTTATACTACGAACTATGCTTTACCAGCTGCATCATACTGGGGCATAAGAGATGAATTTACAGAAGAAATGATTATTCCATTTGATACCTCTTATACTAAGATAAGTTGCGATGCGACAGGACCTTTTTTTGATGTACATATGGATGGTCTTCAACCAGAAAGACATTATAGAGTTTTAATAAAAACAGAATTAGACGGAACTAATACAGTCGTAGATAATAATATAAGTTTTAAAGTTGTTAGAAATGGCTAAAAAGATAAGTATACAAAAAACTGCTATACAGAAAAACGAACTTGAAAAAGTAATTTCAAGGGAGTTTACAACTTTTACTCAACCTGTTGACGAAATAGAAACTGACACAGTCTTTGAATTATTTAGACTATATAATAAACTTTATATGGATATTCCTTTAGAAGGAGATTCATCGCATACTACTCTAATAGAAGAGAGTTCTAAACTAGTAACTTTTGAAAAAGATAACAGCGATATACAGCCTCTTCTTGACGAAATAACTAATTTAAGAGAACAAATTTTACAAGCAAACGAAACTATAGAAGAACTAGAACAAGAACTTTCAAACGTAAATACAATATAAAATGGCACAATTTAAGGATTTCAACGGAGCTAATTTTGGAAACGCACACCAATCAGATACTACTTATAAGATAGTAAAAGCTCCATTAGCAAATGGTAATCCGTCCTCAGGTTCTATATACCTAAGCGGAAGTGGTGGATACGTTAATTCACCTACCAACATTTCAAAAGCATCTCTGGATGCAGGAATAAATGTTAGAATAGACGATAACGACGTTACAAGGTCTATCGTAGAAGTAGAAAACGGAACATGTGATGGCGAACAAGCATTTGCTACTTGGGTATTCCCAACACCTACAGCAACACCTACTAATACACCAACACCTACAAACTTAGCTATCTTTAGTAATAATAACTTCTTCTCAGTAAGTAGTAACTTAACTACTAGTGGAGGAGATGCAGACGCATCAACAGCATGCGGTGTAGTTGGTAATGGAACTTATAATAGAACTTTAGATATACATAAAGACTCCGGTAATGGACAAAGCAATAACTACCCAGAAGTAAACGATGTACTTAAAATTTCAGGGTCACCTGTTAACGGTAATTATTTAAGTTATAGCGGAAACTTTGGATCAGGACCAGAAACTAAATCGATTGCAGTAAATGCAGGAGGACAGGTACAAACTGTAGCTGACTGTTAATAGAAAATTTTAATGAAGTATAATTATAACTTTATACCAGTACAACCTTCTGAGATAATTCAGATAGATAGCTTTAGTTCTGCTGATAGCGAGCTACTACAGGACTTTAAAGTTAACAGTACTTTTAATCAGTTTTCAAACTTTATAGAGCTTCATTACTATACCTTAGACGGTAGGTTACTAAAGTCTATAAACAACTATACTAACTTTAGATCAAATCAAGATAGTGAGTCTACTTTAAATGATAGCTTATCTACATTAACTCTAAGAACAGAAGATGATGTAAAACTAGGAGGATATGAAGCAGGCGATGTATACCTTTATTATAACTTTTTAAACGACTACTACACTCAAGATAATTCTAAATTAAAGTTTTTTATAGAAGAAATATCTCCTGATAGAAAAGAGATAAGATTAATTACCACCAGAGCAAATAAAGAATCAGTAGAAACTAGTACAGCAGAAATTAAAACCTCTCTAACTGAATCAGACGCTGAAACATTCTATCTTAACTTAGGTAAGAATAGACTTTTACTTTGTACTAATATAGATACATTAGACTATAAAGAAGACACTTCTGTTGTAGTAAAACTTTACAACCAGCTTCCTAGCGATATACAAGTTAAACAGCAACTAAGTATTAACTCTCAAGTTAATGATTCAATTGCATATAGAGTAGATTCAGAAGTTGTACTTACTGAACCTAAAGTTAAGTACTTAAAAGGTCCTAACTTTAACATACAGGAGGGTAAAGGTACTTCAAGCCCTACTCAATATTTAAGTATAGACGAAGCATTTAGCTACCCAGTTACTAATTCTTATTACGAAGTTAAATCTTTATTTGAAGAAAAAGGAGCTTCTCTATCTATTGAACATTCCGACTATAACTCTTTTATTAACTTTAGTTCAGCAGAAGAGAGATTAAGAAACTTTAAATATAAATTAGACTTAATTAATAGCTACCAATCTCAAAGCAATAATATAAGCTCAGCTGGTAACTACTCTAATGAAAGTGTAGAGCATTACGATAGTCTTATTAATACTATACTATCTAACTTTGACCACTACGATAGATTCTTATACTATGAATCTAGTTCTTACAGTTGGCCAAAAACAGGTACCGATAAACCATATATACCGGTAATAGGATCTGCAACAGGATCATGGTATAACAGCCAACTTATATCTGCTTCTGATTTTGATAATACTAATCCTAACCAACTTATAAACACAGTACCAGAATTCTTAAGAGAAGATCCTAGCAACGTAAAGTATACTACCTTTATTCATATGGTAGCTCAACATTTCGATAACTTATGGATCTATGCCAAGAACGTTACAGATAAATATAACTCAGATAACAGACTTGACTTTGGTATATCTAAAGATCTTATTGATGATGCTTTAAAAAATTTCGGAGTCAAACTATACAATAGTAACAGATCTACCCAGGAACTATTTGAAATGTTTACCGGTCAGGCATACTTAACCGGTAGTGAAGGAAATTCTTCAACATTACCGATAGAGGTTGTAAGTGGATCGAATACAGTAACATCTCAAGAAAATTACAGAAAACAGATTTACAAGAGAGTCTATCACAATTTACCTCTCTTATTGAAAAGTAAAGGAACAGATAGAGGAGTAAGAGCATTATTAAGTACTTTTGGTATACCTTCATTTTATTCGTCTGGTTCACATTCTGGTATTAACGTTCTACAGCTAGGTGGAAGCCTGTCAGGAAGCTATAACTTAGGTCCTTTACAATATACTACGTCTTCATTAGGTAAAATTAGAATTAGTGATACCGGTAGTATTGAAGGAAGTACATTATCTAGATACGTTAATATTATCCAAGACAGTGATAAATACTCAAAAGATCTTAATACTATACAGGTAGGTTTTTCTCCCACTGATGAACTAAACGATATAATTATAACGTCTTCGAGTGCAGCTTCATTCGATATAGACTCTATATTAGGAGATCCAGGATATGCTTATTCAAGTAGCTATAAAGCTTTAACCGATAAAGCAGAAGAATATCTTCCAATATCCGTAACTAATTTGAATAGTTATAATCTTAATGCATTTTCTAGATTATTAAAATACTATGATAACCTACTATTTAAAACCGTAGTAGATTTTTTACCAGCAAGAAGTAATGTAAATACCGGCCTTGTCGTAAAACCTCACTTATTAGAAAGAAATAAAATTAAACAAGTTGAACCTACTACTGAGAGGCATAATGAATTTTCTCAGTCAATAAGTATACAAGCTACCACAGGTAGTGAAGGTGGATCGTTTGGTGCTAGAAATCAATACTCATCTTCGTATACAGAGTTTTATATGACCTCAGGAGGATTCGCAGCTTCTTCTCTACATAGCCACGAACAAGCTAAATATGATGGAGAATTTTCAGGTAGTGAATTTACTATTACAAACGGAGAATTAAATATCGATAACTCATTTAAGTATGTTGATGCAATAGAAAATATAGTTGATATAGCTTATGTATCTTCATCTGCTGTTCTTCCTACTCCAACACCTACACCTACTTCTACTATGACTCCAACACCTACACCGACAGAGCAACCACCGGTTAGTAATACACCTACACCTACTCCAACTCAAACACCTACTCCTAGTACGGCTGGTTCGTTCCGACTTAGAATTAGAGTATACACAGACATAGGCGTACAGGAAAATAATCAAGATATAGAATATAAGATAACTGCATCTCCTTCTTCATCTCCATTTGATACTTCTATTCAAACAGGTAACTTAACAGGTGCCGGATCAGGATTTGTAGACCTTAACGTTTATAACGTCAGCGGTAACGACGATGTAGTAGTAAATGTACTTAGAGTTGAACCAAACGGAACTGCAATAGCTGTAGGTTCTATAGAATGGAGCAACTATGATCCAGCTCATCTAGATGTAACACCAACAGGTGATATATTTAGCTCTAATAATAATATAAATAAAAATTATACTCTTTCTGACTTCGATGCTTCTCTCGGTATTATATCTATTAACTTAACCATCACAGAAGGATCTTAATATAGTAAAAAAGTAATATGAGAACTAAACAAGACTTTATCGAGAGATCTCCACTAGATTACGGAGCGCATATATTAGTTTTTATAGAATCTTCAACAACTATGAATACAGTTGAAGCTATCAATATTAGTACTAGAGATAAAGGTGAAAATGATCTTATAAACTCATTATCAAAGTTGATATCAGTAACTACAGACATATTAGGAGTTACAAGAACTATAATACCTATATCAGCTAAAAATAAAGGAAGGTATTGGAATTTCGAAGTAGAACCTTTTAGTATAACCTCAGCTCCTGAATTTAGCAGTAGCGTAACTTCTTCTTTCTATTTTAATGATTTAACAGATAATGCAATTTTATTTACTAATAAAGTAGCAAGATTTAACCCATCTCCTAATGATGCAGGTTTCTCTAAAAGTGTTTATCAAGCTATAGAAAACAACTCAGAAAAAAGCGCAACTACGCATTTTATATTTCAAGTAGACAAAAAAAATGATGCAATAGAAATAGCTAATATAGACGCTATTAACAGTGGAACAGCTGCACTGGCAGAATTTCAAGGAACTAATCATGAACAAATTGGTTTAGTGAACAGTAGATATAGCGGTGCAAAAACATCTATTACCGACTATGGAATAAACTCAGCAATAAATGCTAAAGAAATAAAAGCTGCAATTTATGTTTCTTCTTCTGAAAATCAATTTATATGCAGTCAGTCAGATGCTGATAGAAATTTAGAGAATTTACTATTTAGCATTCCAGAGAGCTATATTACATCTGAAGCAGAAGATTACGGAGTTAATCCTACATCTGGAAGTAGAATATTTACTTTAAACGGTAATCAAATAATACCTTTGAGAGATAGAAAAGTTTTTGTTGAGTCAAACAGAACTATTGTATATATTAACCAAGATGGATACGCTATCAGTAAAGGTACTATATGTACATAAATAAAACATAATAAACATATATTTATATAAAAGAGACTAAAAATGGGATACTTAAACAACGCAGTCGTAACAGTCGACGCAATTTTAACAAAAAAAGGAAGAGAGCTTTTAGCAAGAGGAGATGGATCCTTCAAGATTACTCAATTTGCTTTATCTGATGATGAGATAGACTACACACTTTATAACACAACACACCCTTCTGGTTCTTCGTTTTACGGAGAAGCTATCGAAGCAATGCCAATACTAGAAGCATTTCCAGATGAAAACCAGATTATGAAGTATAAGTTAGCTACTCTACCAAGAGGAACATCTAAACTTCCATTACTAGAAGCAGGATATTCAGCTATAAGAATTAAACAAGGAGCTTCTTTAGCTATAACTCCTCAAACTCTAAACTATTTAGGAGCAACTTCTACTTTTGAAGCAGCAGGGTATACAGCAACAATTGCAGATGTAAGAGTAGTATCTAATTTCTCTGGTGTAGGAGTAAACACAGAAGAAGCTGAAAGACTTAACTCAGTAACAACAGCAGGTACTAATGTCTCTAAAACAGTAATAGGTACTTCAATTAACCTTACTGCTACAACTGTTAATACCTTATTCGGTAGTAGAACTCAGCTACAAACAACACTTACCTTAGTAGGTAGAGATTCAGGAGCTAGAATTACTATTCCCGTAACTATAATTAAAGTAAACAACTAATAAGATATGTCATTCAAAAGATTCGATAACGAAGATATAGTAATAAGTGCTGACTCGATTTCTAGTCCTGCATGGACCGGTAATGAAGTAACCTTACAGAACTTTTTTACTTCTTCCGCACAAGTAAGCGGTGAAACAGGAAATTATTTCTACGATGTATACAATAAGATTGTAACTGATGATTCTTCTCAAATTCAATTTTCTATTGCTTACGGAAACAAAGCTGGTCTTGGATCAGGACCTCTCAACCCATCAGTAGCAGGAAATACACCAAGTAGTATAATATATAAACAATATAGAAGTTTAATTAATGGCTCAGAAGATATAGAATTATCTTTTGACGGTACAGATGTAACTCACATCTATGCACTATCTATACAGAGAGCTAGATATAAAGAAAAACTTCTTCCTGGTTCACTAACGTTAAGAATAGGAGATTTATTCCTTACTGATAATAGTAAAGAAGTAACTACTCAAACTTTTACAGATGCAGGTAGAGTATTTCAAATAATAAGCGGTTCAGCTGGTACAAAAACATCAGCACCTAAAGATACAGCAGCTAAAGGAAACTCTAAGTCACACGGATCATATGGTTTATTTCTTCCTGATACAGGATTAATAGTATTAAACGGTAAAGCATTAGACGCACCAGTAGGTAGCGGCGGTGTAGCACTTACTTCAGTAACAGCTTCTGGTGCACCTGCTGTTGAAAATATGGCTCTTATATATGATAAATTAGAAGCACCTACTAACGGACAGTTTACCGTTAGGTCAGAAGAGACAGTATCTTCTAACTACGTGTTTGTAAGAGCAAGAAACAGTGAATTTAATTACTCAACTAACCCATCTAACATAACAGGATCAGGTGAACTTAGACATAGCAGTATGATTGATTCACCTCAGTCATATATTACAGCTGTAGGCCTTTATAATGACAACAACGATTTACTTGCAGTATCAAAGTTATCACGTCCACTATTAAAAGACTTTACAAAGGAAGCATTAGTACGTATCAAGCTTGATTATTAATGAATGAGTTCATTCAAAAATATAGAGAATCGATTTAATGAAAATGCTTCATACTCAGCGTTTAAAAAACTAGTACAACAAGATCTAGTAATTTCACACTACCAAGCGTCTAAAAAGTTCTGTACTAACGCTACTGTATATTTATTTGGAGATAATATACCTACTCCTTTACCTTCTCCTACACCAACACCTACACCGACAGGTACACCAACTCAAACTCCAACTAATACCCCTACTCAAACTCCAACTAATACCCCTACACAAACACCAACTGGTACACCAACTGGTACACCGACTAGTACTCCAACAAATACTCCGACTGGTACGCCTACAAGTACTCCTCCGTCTCCGTCTAATAGTGCAACTCCAACTCAAACACCAACTAATACACCTACAGTAACACCTACACAAACACCTACAGGTACTTCAACACCAACACCAACTCCTAGTAATAGTTCACTATGCTATGCTACAGCATTTAGTGCTTCTCTAGAAACTATCTTTAATGGAGCTTGTATGGAAACTATAGCTCAAGTATTATATACTGACTACAGCGGTTCATGGCCTCCAACTCAAGCTTATTTAGACGGAGGAGGAACTATGACTGTATTTACAAATGATACTTGTACACCATCACCTAATACCTATTATGCATTCGATAGTAGCTCAGCTACAGGAACTGATGTAAATTCATTCCTAAGAGTAGACGATACAGTAGGAGACGGACCTGGAGATGTAATTTATATTTATGACTGTCAAGGAGGATTTTAATGGGATTTAGTAACAACATATCATCACTCATAGTTTATAAGCAAGCTAAAAAAGAACAGATAGCTGATATAAGTAATAATGTATACTTGTTTGGTGACAATATACCTGTTATATTACCATCACCTACTCCTACTAATACTCCAACAGTAACTCCTACTAGTACAGCAACTCCTACTAGTACAAGTACACCAACTCAAACACCAACTCAAACACCAACTAATACTCCAACAGGAACTCCAACCAATACTCCAACGCCTACAAATACTCCAACTAATACTCCAACGTCTACTAGTACCCCTACTAATACACCTAGTAATACACCGACAGGTACACCTACACCAACTAACACTCCAACTAATACCCCTACACCAACTGCAACATTAGACTGTAGCTTTGAAATAGATGTAGACAATGAACCAGATCCAACACCAACTGGAACACCAACTCCAACACCTACTAGTACTGCAACTCCAACTAATACTCCAACACCAACTCTAGATTGTAGCTTTGAAATAGAAGTGGACGACGAACCTGCTCCAACAGCAACAAATACTCCTACTCCAACACCGACTTCTACAAGTACTGCTACACCAACTCAAACACCAACTAATACTCCTACACCGACTCTAGATTGTAGTTTTGAAATAGAAGTAGATGACGAACCTGCACCAACTCCAACGAGCACACCAACTCCTACGCAAACAGCTACTAATACACCTACACCTACTAATACTCCAACTAACACTCCTACACCTACATTAGACTGTAGCTTTGAGATAGAAGTAGATGATGAACCAACACCAACTGCAACTAATACACCTACGCCAACTAGCACACCAACTCAAACTGCTACTCCGACAGGAACACCTACAAGCACTCCGACCAATACTCCGACAGGAACACCAACGGGTACTCCGACTGGTACGCCTACAAATACTCCGACTAATACACCTACACCGACTAATACTAGCACTCCAACTCCAACACCGACTCTAGATTGTAGTTTTGAAATAGAAGTAGATGATGAACCAGCACCTACAGCTACTAATACTCCAACACCAACTAATACTCCAACTAATACTCCAACTCAGACTCCGACTAATACTCAGACTCAAACACCGACTCAAACACCGACTAATACCTCAACACCTACTAGTACGCCGACTAGCACACCGACTAATACTCCAACAGGAACACCTACCGGTACACCAACTGGTACACCAACTAATACTCCTACTCAAACACCGACTCAAACACAAACACCAACAGGTACTCCTACACCTACGTTAGACTGTAGCTTTGATATAATAGTAACAGAGGAATCTGCACCTACAGCAACACCTACTGGTACTCCAACTAATACTCCGACTAATACTCCAACTCAAACTCCAACTCCAACTGGTACTCCAACTGGTACTCCTACAAATACACCTACTCAAACTCAAACACCTACAAAGACACCGACTCAAACACCGACTCAAACACCTACTAATACCTCAACTCCATCTAATACTCCAACGAATACGCCTACGCCTACAAATACACCAACTAATACTCCAACTAATACTCCAACTAATACTGTAACGCCTACAAATACTCCAACAAACACTCCTACTAATACTGTAACGCCTACAAATACTCCGACGAATACTCCGACGAATACTCCGACGAATACACAAACGCCTACAAAGACACCAACTAATACTCCTACTAATACCCCTACTAATACACAGACTCCAACTAATACACCAACTAATACTGTAACGCCTACACAAACTCAAACTCCTACAAATACACCAACTCCAACACCAACTCCATCGAGAGCTCAGTACTCTATAGATGTATTCTCATCTAACGGTCCTATAACGACTACATCAGGAGGAGATGCAGCTGGAGGGTTAGCTTGTGAAGCTATTGGAAATGGTACTAAACAGAAAACTTTAACCTTAGTTAAGTCAGTAGCTAATGGAGGAAGTAATAGTTACCCAGAAATAGGAGATGATCTTTATATTGGTACAACTAAACTATCTGGTGGAGGATATGTTAGTTATGTAGACGTTTCTGGTACTTGTGGAGTTGGTCCTCAAAATACTTACTTCGGATATAGTGCAGCTGGAGTTGTAAGTACAGGAATTACTTGTTGTACAGAAACTACACCTACTCCAACACCAACTAATACTCAGACACCAACACCTACAAACACTCCTACTAAGACTCAAACACCTACACCTACTCCATCTCAAACGTCTTGCGTTGAAGTTAGTTTAGGAAATGGAGCTACATATGGTTTAGCATGTGATGATTATGTAAATGATCCAAGTACATTCTATATTGACAGTACAGAGTTATCAACAGCAGATACTTTATATGACGCTGATACTTGTCTAGCTGATGATCATGCTGCTGCAGGATACTATTCTGATGGTGAAATATGGAAATACTGGAATGGTTCAGAATTTACTACTGACGGAGATTGCGGTACTTACGGATCAACTCCAGCATCACCGACACCTACACCAACTCAGACTCCTACACCGACTGGTAATTCATTAACTTTATATAGTGTAACCGTAGGTCGATCTACAGTAAGTGAAAGCGGAGCTTGTGATGACTTTAATAATGATGGAGGAGAAACTCTAAAATTAACTACTGATACTTTAACTGAAGGTTGTACAGTTTATGAAACTAATGGAACTACTTTAGTTACTAATGAGTATATATCCAACGGTGTTAAGGGTGGAGATACAAATGGTAGCGGAGTATTCTCATTCGGATTAATCTGCGGATTCTAAAATAGATTAGGTAATTAGTTATAAAATTCTTATATTATAATATGTGGTTGTATAAAAAACAAAAAATAAACAGTATAGACGATATGCCAAAAGGCACTTATGGTTTTATATATGAAGTAACTCATACTAAAAGTAAGCAAAAATATATAGGTAAAAAAGTACTATACTTCGAAAGAAATAAAAGATTAGGAAAAAGAGCATTAGCAGCACTAAAAGAAGAGCGTGCAAAAAAAGGAATGAAAGGTAGAACTCCGCTAAAGCAAAAAGTAATAACCGAATCAGACTGGAAAGATTATCATGGCTCTCATCTTAAAATCAAAGAACTCTTAAAACAAGACGGACCTGAAGCATTTACTAAAAAAATCTTGCAGTATGTATCTAATAAGAAACAGCTTACATATTTTGAGTGTAAGTACCTATTTATAAATGAAGTATTAGACTCTAGAAACAATTATATTAACGATAATATTCTAGGTAAATTTTATAGAAAAGACTTTGAATTATGATTAAACTAAAAGAAATAATCGGATACCCATCACTTAAGTACCACTTAGACAATAAACTCTCCTTACATGAGCATGTCTACCGTTATAACTCAGATGCCTTTATACAACTGTTTAAAGAAGCTAGAGAAGCTTATAATAACGAAGAGATAGAGCTTTCAGAGGAAGACCAAGAGTTATTAGAAACTACTGATATAGGAGAATACGGAGAGTATAATGGATTAAAAGTACCTCTTGATTTACCGATGGTATCACCAAAGTATAACCCTCTGTTTGAAATCGGATGTATGATCGACGAGATGATCGAAGATGAAAATACAATCGATGAAGCTTCTTCGATAGACCAAATGATTAACTTTGAACAAGTTAAAGAATTAGTAGAGTCTATTGGGGGTAATATAAACATGGACAAATTTAGAAAAGCAGTTTCTTTACAAAACGAATCATTTGATTACAATGGTTTTGAAATGCTAAAAGCATCCGTAGATTACATACCGGAAGCAGAGTACAGAGGTAAAAAGGTTGCACTTAACAAACCTAAAAGAGGTGGAAGTAAAAAATTCTATGTCTACGTTAAGAGTAAAAAAGGAAACGTTAAAAAAGTTTCTTTTGGAGATACTGGTCTTTCAGTTAAATTAAAAAAGAGAGGAGCTAGAGCTTCTTTTGCTGCCAGACATAAGTGCTCTACTAAAAAAGATAAAACAAAAGCAGGTTACTGGTCTTGTAATATCGGAAGATATTGGAAATCACTAGGAGGTGGCTCAAACTTCTCTGGATACTGGTAGAATAATATGGCTCATGAATATGGATATCACGATGGTGAAGTAATAGATTTACGAAAAAGCACAGAACTTAACAGTAATTACTATACAGGTTCTTATGCACCATCTAGTGGTAGTAATAAAAGGTTAAACTTCTATAGTGTAAGACATCTATACTATTCAAATTACGATACTGGCTCTGGATATGTTGACCACTCTGGTAGTTACTACAACTACGAAGAAAGCTCTTTTGCACCTGGAACTAGAACTATGGATATTACATCTGGTAGTGGTCTAGTTATTTCTATACCGAGAAAATTATTCGGTACTAAAATACAACCTAACTCTTTAATAGTCTCTTCTTCAAATAGTAGCTATAGATTAAAAGATGATGGAGAAGGAAGCCTATTAAGAGGATCATCTCACGTTGGTAATGTAATATATTCTCACGGGCAGGTTATTATTACTGCAACTGGATCTTTTGCTCATTATAGCTCAAGCTTTTTCGGGGACCTATCAGGTTCTGCTGATCCAGCATTTGTATGTTTTAAATCAACAGTACCGGTCTATACTTACAACTATTCTTTAAAGGTTTCAGATTATGAATTTAACCATACTCAAAACCCTACAGCACAAAAAAATAATAGTATTCTATACTATACTGGAAGCAGTAGCGATTCTTCTGGGAGTAGGTTTATAAGGCCTTCTGGTCTATATGCTGACAATGTTACAGGTTCTGAATTTCAGCCATACATTACTACAGTAGGTTTATATAACGGCTCTAACGAACTTATAGCAGTCGGAAAACTTCCACAAGCATTACAGAAACCAAAAGATACTGAACTAACAATAAATTTAACTCTAGATATATAAACTAGAGAGTTATGCATTTTAAGGAAGCACTTATACAATCGAAAGATAATAAAAATGTATATTATCTTGCACCAATACCCGTCTGGGTCGAAGTGTTTGATGACGATTCTCTTCACGATAGAGTTTACGATTTAGGAATGAAAAAACTAAACGACTCTCAAAAGCAGATGGGTCAAGAACTACCTAACCAAATAGATACAGAGAGGATAGATTCTTATAAAGTAAACTATAGTAGAAAAGAAAACTGGATAGAGCCTAATGAATATAGTCCAATAGGTAGCAGATTCTTTACTCCTCCTAATAATTTTTTAGATATAGAAAATAAAGATGTAGGTATAATACGCAATAGAATTAATAATGGTTATAAAAAATTACTATCGTACTTAGAAATAAAAAATAATCAATCACCTAAAATAACAGAAAGCTGGATGCAGTATTACGATCCTCATTCTGGTAGAGGGCACAATGCTCATAACCACTGTAGATGGGAACCAGGAGAAGAAACACCCACAAGCTTTTCTGGTGGATATTATATTTCAGATGGGGAACCTATATTAGACCATCCATACAGCGGAGTATTTTCGTTTCATATTAGAGGTGCTGCACATTTTATAAGACCTAAAAAAGGAATGCTTATTATCTGGCCATTTGATATAGTTCATTCAGTTAAACCTTTTTACGGTAAGTCAAACAGAGTAGTCATAAACTTCAATATAGAAGACTCAGAATCAAAACTTATTTGATGAACTATAAAGTAGTTTTTGTAAATTGGACTAAACCATATTTCTACAAAAAAGATGCCGAAGGATACAACTTCGATAAATTAGCTATACTCGATTCAAAAGAGTATGGTATGGTAGACTACGAACTACTAATTCAAAAGGCTGCAATACATAATGCAAGGAAGTTTCTCAAAGCACCAATTAAACTCTATACTGATGATACTGGCTATGACTTTTATTTAAAGCATGATATGATTAGTTTGTTTGATGAAATTGATACAGATACATTAAACGAATATAATAACAATACTAACAATGCAGGTAAATGGTGGACTAGCGGTAAGTCAGTAGCAATAGGAAAAGAAGAACAACCATTCCTTTTTTTAGATAATGACTTTATAGTACAAAGTGAACTACCTGAATGGATATTTAATTACGATCTAGTACATACTCAATGGGAAATCCAAAGAGGTCATTTTTACGCTTCTAAAAAAATGCTAGATGATTATGGTGTACCAATAAGTAACTTTAATGAATTTATGATGATGCCTAACACATCTTTTGTTTTTATGAATAATAAAAAGCTACAAAAGTTATACTATGAAAATCATCTAAAGATAGTACTCAAAGATTATAAACATATACCCGAATGGTTATGGTTACTATCAGATCAAGGAATTTTAGGTTACTGTTCTCGAGAGTTAGATTTAAAAGTAGCTTCTTTAGAAGATAAAGCGTATCTTTCTTATGCTGAGCATCCTAATTTAAAAAGTAAAAGCGGATACTCTCCAATGTACTTATCTACAGACTCTATAATGTCTCACGGAGGTTTTAAGTATTGGCATATATGGATGGACAAAAGAAGAATGAAAAATGATGCTAAGTTTAGAATTAACATAGTGAATAAATTAAAAAAAATTCTTGATATAGAAACTAATCAAGATTTAATATGAAACTAATATTTAGCTTTTCTAAGAATATAGGAGACTATGGAGGCGGCAGGTACACTGTTTTAGATAAAAATAATCATGTATTAGACCTATATAAAGTTTCTATGCAAAGAGCAAAGCATCTAGGACATACTGTAAAGTTTTATGGTTGCTCTTATTCATTAGAGTATCTAAAAGGATTTTATGACACAAGTGTAAACGTAGATGATTTAGATTTAATTATTACTGATGATTTAAAGATTTATATTCACTCTCAAGAAGAACTAGGAGCAGTTACTATAGACGGAGATATAATATTAAGTAAAAAACTAAAAACTATAGAATCAGCAGACATTATATTAGAGCAAAAAGAACTATTCGTTCCTGATTCACCTTGGCAAACAGAATCATTATTTAAAATTATTAATATTTTTAGAAAACATAATATACAAACTCAGTTTAGTAATTTTTCTTTTATACCTAATTATTTATTTAATGTCGGAATCCTTCAGTTTAATAATGAGTCAGTAAAGAATTTATTTTTAGATTCATATTATAACTTGAGAGACTATTATTTAGAGAATATAGAACCTATAGAACAGCTTATACCAAAAGGGCTAATAGTATCAACTGTTATCTGTCAGTATTATTTTACATCTCTATGTTATAAATTCAATATAGATTATAAATTTACTAATCGAATAAAAGGAAATGAATACATTCATCTAAACGGATGGGCTAAGTTCAAAAATAAAAAATTGATTAAAACATTACTTAAAGAAATAGACGGTAAAGTGAAATTAAATTCTTATATTGATAGAACAATATTATGACTAAACCTTATAAAGATATAAAAAGTAAAAACTTTTTTATTAGAGAATTTTCTTCTGATACGCCAACATTTGAATTAGTATGGCATAGAGATAAAAAAGATAGGGTAGTTCAAGCAATGCATGATACAGATTGGATGTTTCAAATGGATAACGAAATTCCGAAGAGATTAACGGAAAACAAACTATTTATACCAAAAGAGACGTATCACCGTCTTTTAAAAGGAACAGGAAATTTAAAAGTAAAAATATATGAAATGTAATTGTAGAGTCTGTAACTGTGATAAGTCATGCAACTGCAATTGCTGCGATTGTTAGTTATGCCAGTAAAGTTAAAACCATCGGTTAAAAAATACGTTAGAGATGACAGAGGAAAGATGACTAGTAAGTGGTCATGGGAACATACTACTACAGCTGGAACATCTACAGTAGAGTTAAAGAAGATGCTAGAAGATAAAAATATGACTAAAAAGAAAAACGTTATTATAAAAGAACTATTAAAACGAAATGAAACTATCTAACATCATTTTATCGGAAGCTAAAGAAGATGTCTTTTTAATTAATCTTGCTAATAAATTTGCAGAAAAATTTCCTCGACTATCTTTTGATTTAAGATTTCCTGGTAGTGAGCATAGAAGAATTGACGTAAAAGGTACTCAGCAAGATTTATTAGATTTTGGCGATAAGTACCATGGACAGCAAATAGGCGACTATGAAGTTTTCCATGTAGATGATGATGATAGAGGAGAAATAGTTAGAATAGTACGTAAAGACAGATAAAATGAAGTTACTTAAAATAATCCTTGAGAATAACAGAATAGTACACAAAGAAGAGTTAGGACTATCTGAAAAAGATATATCTAACCTTTCTAATATTATTTCTCATAAACTTGTAGAATACTTGGATATTGATAAACAAGAAGTATTAGAACAAGTAGTAGAGAGTGCTATCAAAGAACTTTTAACTAAATAAGTTGCTTATTCGAAGTTAAGTTCTTATCTTATAATTAAGATACGGACTGGGTTATGGACTATACTTTCCTTTTAGGATCAATTGAAAATATATTGGGCAAAAGCTACAAGAGAGCTAGAGGTAATCATGCTTTTCATTGTCCCTTTTGTAATCATCGTAAGCCAAAGTTAGAAATTAACATGGCTACTAACGAAGAAGGAAAGAATCCTTGGGAATGTTGGGTATGTCAAACTAAAGGTAGAACTATTCGTTCACTGTTATACCAACTTAAAACACCAAAAGATCAAGCCGCTGAAATACTTAAATACCTTCCTAAAGGTACACAAGTGGAGTATAATCAGCTATCTATAATAGAGCTACCGAAAGAATATCAACCCCTTTATTCCGCTTCTAGTACCTCAGTTGTAGCTAACCTAGTTAAAAAATATTTATATGAAAGAGGGATTACCGATAATGATTTTGTTAAATATGGGATTGGATACTGCACATCTGGAGAGTATGGAGGAAGAGTTATTATCCCAAGTTATTCTGAATCCGGTACACTCAATTTCTTTGTTGCACGAACTTACGATGGCAACTACTTTAAATACAAGAATCCTGAAGCCTCAAAAGATATAGTATTTTTTGAAAGCTTAATCAACTGGAATACCCCTGTAATACTATGTGAAGGAGTATTTGACGCCATGGCTATACGTAGAAATGCTGTTCCTATACTGGGAAAGAGCGTATCTACTTCATTATATAAGAAGCTGTTAACAAGTAATACAAAAGATATTTATATAGCTTTAGATATAGATGCTAGAGATAGAGCATTACAAATAGCAGAAAAATTTTTAAATCAAGGTAAAAGAGTATTCTTAATTAACTTACCAGATAAAGACCCTTCCGAAATGGGTTTTAAGTTATTTACAGAACACGTTCAATCAGCACAAGAGTTGGACTTAACCAGCTTAATGATGCACAAATTAGATCTATGATCAAACAAGGAATGAACATTCTCAAGCAGAATGAAAAAAAGAGGCTGGATTTTAATCCAGAGTTAAAACAAATAAACTTTCTAGATAGGAGAGTTTATAAGAGAAGCGAAGGAGTATACTACCCGTCCGTAACCACTATACTCCAATATATGCCCAAAAATAAGTTTTTCGAGTCATGGCTCAAAGACGTTGGGCATAACGCTGATCTTATAATGAGACGAGCAGGTAAAGAAGGTACTCAAGTACATGAAGCTGCTGAAAAATTAGTAGAAGGAGAAGAGATCTCCTGGATGGATGATTACGGTAATGCTAAATACTCTCAGATAGTATGGGAGATGATATTAAAATTTGCAGAGTTTTGGAAGACGTATAAACCTGAACTTATATCTTCTGAACAATTTGTATGGTCTGACAAGTATAAGTATGCTGGTACTGCAGATATAGTCTGTAAGATTAACGGAGAGGTATGGCTATTGGACCTTAAAACTTCTAACAGTATACATAAATCATATGATCTACAGTTAGCTTCTTATGCTAAAGCGTTAAAAGAGAGTAGAGACGTAGATATAGAAAGAACCGGGATCATATGGCTCAAAGCTAAATGTAGAGGACCTAGTAAACAGAAAGGAGTAATGCAAGGAAAAGGATGGAAAGTACTTCAGGTTGATGAAATAGAGAAAAACTTTAAACTATTTCAAAACATATATGAGCTATATCAGTTAGAGAACCCTAATACTGAACCGATTTATAATAGTTACCCTACTACAATAAAAGTTTAACTATTTATAATAAACCATTTATATGAAAAAGATAACATTTTTATTTGTACTATTTTTATTAACTAGCTGTGGTAATTTTAAAGTTGCTACTCTTAATCACACTCCTAAAGCATTTGTGACCTCAACAGGTATAAAGGTAGATGTGATTGATAGTGAGTTTGCACTCCATAGAAAGTTTAATTACGATGACAAATTTAGATGGAACTACACTCAGTTTGCTGTTAATCAGGACCTTAGGTGGTACTATTCTTTTTATAACAGAAACTTTTTATTTAAGTATAGAAGGAATCTTTCACCATGGGATATATATGTTAACAGATACGACTTCTGGTTTGACTGGAATTTTAATTATGGATGGAGAGGCTTTAATAGCTGGGACCCTTATGGATTTAGAAGCTGGGGATGGAATAGTTGGGACCCTTACTATAGCAATTTCCATATTTGGAATAGAGAGCATATAGCTTATGCTAAAACTAGAAGAGGAAGTCAATATAACGATAACGATATAGTTCAAAGAAACTATAATAAGGTAAGAAGTTACAACAATAGTAATAATAATACTAATGTAAGAGTATATAATAGACCTGAAAATAATGAAACAGAGTTAAGACGTTCTGTTGATTTACTTAAAAGAGGAAATAAAAATATAAGAATAAGAGAGTATAACAATCCAAATCAATTAAACAATGATAAAACTATCAGACCTGATATTAGAGGCTACGGCAGGCCCGAAAGCGGTAATAATGGCGGGAGGAGCTGGAGCAGGGAAAACGTACCTACTCAATCAACTATCATTAGACAGTCTAGAACAGTTCAACCCGGACAAGTACGTAGAGGATCCGGACCACCCGTACCACAACAATCTAGGAGCAGCCAGCAGCCAAGTCGAGAAAGACGTTAACGCTGCAGCTGACAATAAGACTAGTTTTGTATGGGATACAACCGCTGCCGGTAAAAAGTTTGATAAAACTTTAGATAAGCTATTAAGCTTAGGATATAAAGTTTATATGGTTATGGTTTATACTCACCCTATGATTTCTTATATATCTAATTTCGAAAGAGGACGTAATGTAAATTCTTCAGCTGTATTTTCTACCTGGAGAAATGCTTACCAAAAAATTGGGGATTTAAATAGAAAACTAAACGGTAATTTATCTATACATGTAAATGATAGAGGAGATAAATATGCAGAAGAAATAGAAGCATTTAATACTGCTGCTAAGAACGGTCCTATAGGTATAAAAGATTACTTACAAAAATATAATGATAAAACAGGAGCTGGTAAATCCTCATTTTTTAAACCAGTAGAGATGTCAAGACAAGAAGAAGATGAATTCTCTAAAGCAGTTGCAAATATAGATTACGATAAGAATAATAGATCAGAGGATAAAGCACTTAAACAAGCATTCTTAAAAACTTATCAGAAGATAGGAGCAGGTCCAGGAGAAGATAAACTTAGAGATGCTTTAAAAAAGTATAGAGATAGAAAAGAAAAATCGGATAAAGATAATGAAGCAGTATTAGATAGTATTGCTGATATGTTATTTTCACCGCTCTTTCAAAAGAAACTACAGCACTCTACACCTGCTGAAATAGATAGTAAAGTTCAATCATTCTTAGCATGATAGCATTATACCCAGGAGCATTTAAACCACCTCATAGAGGTCATTTTAACGTAGTAAAATCTTTACTCGACGGTTCTTATAATGGAACAGTATATACTAAAGATGACTATAAAGATAAAGCTTCTGACTTATTTAAAGGTAATTCTAATAATAAACCTAAAATAGATAAAGTTATTATTTTTATTGGCGGAGGAGAGAGAAACGGTATCGATAAAGAAGAAGCTACTGCTATATGGAATATTTATATGAAACATTTGGGTAATGTTGAAATAGTAGATGGACAGAAAAACCCAATGTTTGCAGCAAAAGATTATGCTAGAGAAAACCCTGAAGAAGAATATGTAGCTGTAACTGGGTTAAGAGGTGAAGAAGACTTTGTTGATCTAAAGAGAGTAACAACATTTAATAATGTTGATAACGTTCAAGGATTGGCATTACAGTCTGCTCCTAATTCTGGTGTAAGAGCAACAGACTTTAGAAATAGTATTCTATCTGGAAATTTAGATAAAATAATAGATTTTTTTCCAGAAGACTTATCTAGAGGAGAAATACTAAGTATACTAACTGATTTAAAACAAAAAATAGTGGCAGAAATGTTAAACAGCAAACTAGAAGATTTATTTGAAAACTGGTTTTCAGAAGATGATAAATTAGAAGAAGGTTCTAGTGGTACACCTGTATCACCTAAAGGAGCTATAAAATCAGCTGATAGACATAAAATAACTATTCTATACGATTATATAAAGAGATTAGTTCCTCCTACGGTACATGTTAGTTTTCAAGAAGACCGTATTCTACTTAGTTATAAAGAACCTCACCCTTATGATAATAAAGCTGTAGGTCAAAAACTATATGAAAAAGAAGATAAGTTAGAACTTAAAGACTATATTACTTCTATTACTGAGTATATGCTTGATGAAAAAATGAACATATTACCACTACCAGAAGTAAAAGTAAAAAAAGACCCAGTAAATGCAGCTAACTTTTTCGGTAGGACAGCATACTACGATCCTAATAATAATGAAATAGTTTTATATACAGAAGGCAGACATATGAAAGATATATGTAGATCATATACTCATGAAATGATACACCATATACAAAACTTAGAAGGTAGAATAAATAATATAAAGACAGATAATACGAACAAAGATGAATCTTTACTAGAGATAGAAAAAGAAGCATACTTAAGAGGTAACATAACTTTCCGTAACTGGGAAGATAAAATTAAAAATAAATAAAGGTTATGAAAAATAGTATAGTAGATTTATTAGAAGCATACCCGCTTCCTGAACAAAAAGAGAAACCACCGTATAAAATATACTGTGATATGGATGGAGTTTTAACAGACTTCGAATCAAGGTTTGAACACTTTAGCGGAATGCATCCCCAAGAGTACGAAAAGAAACATGGACTACCAGCTTTCTGGGAACTTATAGATGTTAAAATTGGAGTAAGATTCTGGGTAGGAATGAAATGGATGCCTGAGGGACAACGTCTATGGAATTTTATTTCTCCGTATAAACCAGACTTATTAACTTCTCCTTCTAGAGATAATGCTTCTAGATTAGGTAAACAGCTATGGGCTAAAAATAACTTGAGTCCTAAACCAAAAGTTATTATGGCTTATTCTAAAGATAAACAAAGGTATGCAAACGAAAACAGTATATTAATAGACGATAAGAAATCAAACATAAATGAATGGGCTGCTAAAGGCGGTATAGCAATTAGATGTAAAGACGGCAACGTAGACCATGTTATAGAACAATTACAAGAATTAGGATATGAGTAGTGAATCACTATTAAAGAAAGAATTTAAACATTCTGACGTACAGAGAGTTAGAAATATAGTCAACAAAGATTTTACAGCTAAAACTAAACTTCAAGCTGGATATAAAAAAGCTTACGAATACCATGTAGAAGGAGATGTCTGGGAAGAAAAAGGAAAAAAGTGGACTATTAAAAACGGTATCAAACAAAATATTACTAAGCTTGATGGCGTTAAAAAATTTACTCAAGTACCATTAAGGTGTCCTAAATGTAATGGACCAATGAAACATCACCTAGCTAAAAAGATGTATCGTGTTCATGGTTTTTGTTTTGATCCATGTACGGTTGAAATGGAAGCTACATTAGTAAAAGCAGGTCTATTTGAGAAATATGAAGAGAGAATGATGTCTGCTAATATAAAAGCATTTGCTGACGATATAGAAGCGTGGGCGTTAGAGACATTATCAACATCTGATAATTTTGTTACAGAAGATGGTACGGTTGAAAACTGGGGAGGAATGTCTAATATTCATAAAGATAAAATACTTACCGGTTTAAAAGATTATGTTAAGCACCTAAGGTCAAAAGTGTAACTATTTATTAAAAATATATAGCGTGACTCAAAAAGATATCCTAGAATCAGTATTAAACGAAATTAAGCATATCAAGACACATATGCCTAACGGAGAATTGAAGCAAATGCAAACAGATATGTCTGAATTAAAAGAAGATATATCAGAAATGAAATTTACTTTACTTAACCCAGACAATGGAGTTATAGTAAATACTAATAAAAACACAGAGCATAGACAGCAACTTCAAGCTAATCAAAAAGAATTCGAAGCTAAAATGTTAGAGGTAGAATCTCTTAAAAACTGGAAAGAAGGAGTCACTAGAGCTCTATGGATAATTTTTGGTATCATAGCAGCTATTGTAATTAGAATGTTTATGATGCATTCAGAACTTAATGGATAATGACTAACGAGGAAGTAAAAAATATTACATTAGAGTCTTTAAGAGACTGGTTTAAGAAAGAAAAGTGGGTACGTATATCTTCTTCTGGAAATATAGCCGGTAAATGTGGGACTTCTAAGAATAAAAAAAATCCTGATAGATGTTTACCAAAAGCAAAAGCACAGAGTTTAACTAAAGGCCAAAGAGCCGCTACTGCAGCCAAGAAAAAGAAAGCAGGTAGTAAAGGAAAGACAGTCGTGAAAAATACTAAAAAAGCAACAGTAAAAAAAGAAGCACAATCTCACCCAGTAATGATACAGCAAAGAATAGCTCATGCTAAGAAAGCTAAAGAAAAAGAAAAGAGTAAAAAAGAAACTGCTAATCCTGAAGACGGTAAAGCAGCACCTTATGGATCAGGGTATAAAAAAGTAACTAAAGAAGATATTAGAAACCTAGTAGTCGGTACGATAGCAGAAATGCAACAAAAAGAAGATGTACTTCAAGAAGATGATAGATGTACTAGATTAGCAAAACAGAAATATGACACCTGGCCATCAGCTTATGCTTCTGGAGCAGTTGTAAGATGTAGAAGAGGAGAAATCTGGAAAAAGAAATAACATGATAAGATTCAAAGACATTCTAAACTTTAAGCTACAAGAAGAAAAAGATTCTTGTCCTGCTGCTACTGGTGATTTAGAATTAAATACTAAGAATAGAGATGCTTCTATAAAAGCAGAACATATTCAGTATGGACCATTAAATGTAGATGAACCTGGTAGCTACTGGAAAGATATAGCTAAATATTGGAATACGTCTTTAGAAGCAGCTAAAGCCTCTAACTGTAGTAATTGTGTAGCATTTGATATTTCACCTAGAATGGATGAATGTATGCCTGGAGTTACTTCAGATCAAGATGGTAGATTAGGATACTGTTGGATGCACCACTTTAAATGT